CTCAGTCTGGGACTCAGTCAGGGACTCAGTCTGGGACTCAGTCAGGGACTCAGTCAGGGACTCAGTCGGGGGCTCAGTCAGGGACTCAGTCGGGGGCTCAGTCAGGGACTCAGTCGGGGGCTATATAGGTTCATTCTTCAATCTAAAAAGAGAACAGTGGAAATATACAGAGAAGATAGAAACAACTGGTTATCCTTTCCAATCTGGTGTTGATCTGTGGAATCTGGGTCTAGTTCCTTCTTTTGATGGCAAGACCTGGCGTCTCCATGCAGGAAAAAAAGCAAAGATCGTCTTTGAAATAACAAAAGACGACCTCATGAAAATCAAGGAGAAATAAAATCATGGTTGAATGGCTTTTTTTTGTTATCGGCGGGATCATCGGCTGGTGGACTGGACTGCTTGTTGAAACTTATATTTCACATAAGGAGATCAAAACATGGAAGAAAATGAACTGATACTTACTATAACGCAGGTCACACGCAAGCCCGCGCACCCGTGGGTCAACCAGTTCAACATCACACTGCACAACAGCCTAGATAACACAGACACGTTCACAAACAACAACAGCGAAGACATACCTGGCTACCTGGAACGGTCAGAACGTGAACTTTATCTTGATTCTATAAGGAAACTCATCTATAATAATATTCGTGATAGTAAATGGGATGAAAAAATGAAGACAAAAGTTGTCTTTGAAAAGGAGGAATAAAAAATGATTGAGAAAGAATATTATCAATATCTGAACCAGATATGGTCAGAATGTCTCACTGCAGCGGCAAACGATAAAGAACAGGCTGGTGAGTTTTTTGACAAAGCAGCAAGTCCCTATCATTACTGGAAAGAATCACAATTACTGAAGCCAGGAGAACAACCCAGGGAAGAATTACTCACCGATAAACAAAGAGGAGCTATCGATAATTTCCTTAATTCACATGAGGAACTCTGTGATGAACTAGAAACTAAATATGGTCATACTGGGAAACCAGAGGAATTAACAAAGGCTAAAGCACGGGTTATTCTTGATGATTGGATTCATAGATTCATAAAAAAATAAATTCGGAAGTTTGGTAAGGTGGTCTTAGAGGAGATGGACAACACGACACAAACAACATCAGAGACCGGGATGGGATGCACACCTCCACGTAATCAGAATAATTATATATACCAGATAACATATTTTCCGCCGTTAAATGGGGGTGAACAAGAAAATAAGCCAACATTAAATGGTGGAAATATGAATAATCTACTGCAGAGGTACCATGATTATCTCTGCGGGGAACACAGCAGAAAAAACACTATCGATAACAAACTCACAGCCATGCGAATACTACTCCGACAAACCAGGGGAGATATCAACAGCGAATCCATCCAACAGTTCAAGACCTGGGCAAACCAACATTACAGTCACAATAGTAGGAACAACCGGATAAACGCCTGGAACCAATGTCTGCGCTGGATCGGACATCCTGAACTACAGATGAAACATATCGGTTTCATCGAGACGAATCAATACGCACTCAATGAAGAGGAAATCGACCTGCTTATTCATGCATCAATGAATAATCCTTTGGAACATCTAATATTACTTTGTCTCTTTGATGGCGCACTCAGACCATCTGAGATAATAAACATACAACTAGACCTGCGTGATGGTAACAAACTCTATCTTGATGACACCAAGACGGGGGATAAACGAATAATATTGTCGCCAGCATTACAACAATCATGGGAAAACTACCAAAGAATAAGACCACAACCACAACCGGGAAACGAACAATACCTAATCCTGAAGGACCATTACAAACAACAAGGAACGAAATACAATAGCACAGACCCACTCATAGACCTTATACAAAAACTGGGGGAAGCTGCGGGATTAATCAAAGAAATCACGCCGTACACGATCCGCAGGACCAGTGCGACACTCCGGCAGAACAAATACAGCAAATACTACATGGGCGACGATAAACTCGTACAGATGCTTTTCCGACATAAAGATATCAAGACGACAAAACGTTATGACCGGACCACAGACACCGACATAGAACGATACTTTGATGACCTGAGTAAACAGGATAAATCAATAGAAACCGATGTAAACAGGCAGACGCGAGACATAAATCTTATTTATTCTCCGCAGGATTTAATACTCTACCAAGAGGATGATAATACTAGTTTATCGTTCTCCTATTCTTTAATATCTGACTCTTTTTTTATCCGTAACTCAAACAACCAAAGGGCTGGGGGTGATGACAGTCTTTTAACCGTTTTTTCTTTCCTCCTTAAATATACCCCCCATTTCTCTGTCCCCCCCGAATCCCCTTGGTTATTCAAATTAGAATCAATCTTTAATGGAGATGAAATAAAATGAGTGAAAGTCAAAGGGTTGCAAAACCCTCCCCCCCTCTAACAACCTAGTAATAGAAAATAGGGAGAGACAAACCATGACACTAATTAAATGCACCAACTGCGGGAAACAATGTAAAACCAAGAGGATAAGATTAGAACGCGGCGAAGTCAACCCACAGACGTTCAGATGTCAACACTGCAACCAACGCGGACACCACATCGTCGCCCACCCGGACCTCAGCATGCAGCGTAAACTCAAAGAATACGCAGTCCTAAAGGAGACGCTGAACCTATGATAAATGACATCCTCCCAAACAAGTCCGACTAAAGTCGGGGGTATCCCATATGACTAAGAAATGTCCACATCCAGAATGTAAACCCTGTTATGAACGGTCAGAAAACCATGTCTATTTCTGCCCTCATTACAGACAATGTAGGAGTTGATGTAACATGTCAGAACGCAAAGCATCTATCTTAAAATTATCGGTTCTTCACCGAGTAATATTAAGTGATGCTTTGCTGAAGCATCTGTCATGTTACACAAATATCCGCACTTCAATCCAACAAAGCACAAAGTGGACGTTAAGATTGCTGTCGTCAGAAGCGGTTTTCACTGCAAACACAACATCAACTATCACTTGGTATGGATTCCAAAGTATAGGAAAACCGTTCTCACAGGAGATGTAAAAGTGGTATTGGAGAACATCATACGTGGTCAATGCAAAGACCTGGGACTCGATTGTCTTGCATTGGAGATAATGCCCGACCATTTGCATCTGTTTGTTGGTGCGAAGCCTACGCATCGTCCCTGTGACATCGTGCATCAACTGAAAGGCAACACAAGTATTCAGTTGCGTAGAGTGTTCCCTGAATTAAAATACTTAGGTTATCAACAGCATTACAAGCGGTTTCCAAGTCTCTGGGCAAGAGGTTACTACTGTGGTTCCGCAGGTCATGTGAGCCAAGAAGCGGTAGCTCGATATATTGCTGAACAGCAAGGCAAGAAGAACGTCTTTGAATATTCTATTTTCGGTAACAAAGACGTAAAAATTGGTGACTTCACGCAAAGTAAACTGGAGGGATTTAATTGAACATCGGTTTGATTCAAGTTGACGGAAAATTACCAAATATTGCTCTGATGAAGTTATCAAAATACCACAAAGAAAAAGGAGATAAAGTAACTCTCATCGATCTTAGCACATTGGATATTGATAGATGGTATGGGTCAAAAATATTCATGGGTGGATCAGGCTACGATCTTAAAGAAAAATTACCAAAGGAAATCGAAGAATTGTCACCAGATTACGATCTATACAAAACAGATTATTCTATTGGTTTTACAAGTAGGGGCTGTATCCGTAATTGTGGTTTTTGTATTGTCCGAGAAAAGGAAGGTAATTTTACAGAAGAAGATATGAATTTTATTAAACATACAAAAGTAATTCTTTTTGATAATAATTTCCTTGCATCAGGTAAATGTATTGAAAAACTAAATTATTTCATTGAGAACAAAATTAAAGTGTGTTTTAATCAGGGTTTAGATATTAGATTGGTAACGAAAGAAATTGCAGATGTTCTTAAAAATGTAAAATATTACGATCTGAAATTCAATAGAAGACGATTGTATTTTGCATGGGACGACCTATCATATGAAAAATATGTTGTCGATGGTATCAACACTCTTGTTAAAAGTGGTATCAGATCAGAGCATTTAATGTTCTATGTTCTGTGTGGATTTAATACTACATTTGAACAGGATTTTTATAGGTTTAAAGTGTTGAACGATTTAGGTTGTCTTCCTTTTGTAATGCTCTACAACAATACACGAGATGTTAAATTAAGATATTTTTCAAGGTGGGTAAACAAACGATATTACAAGGTTTGTACGTTTGAAGAATATCTTAAACAAAAAACAAAAAAGGAGTTGATGTAAACGAATGGACGAAACGAAAAACCAATTCATCCCAATGATAAATCATTGGGTATTCTTGGACGGTATTATAAAAATAAAAGGAGAAAATAAAATGAATAAAGCACAAAAAAATTTTAAAGAAGCAGAAGACACAAACGGTTCATATCGATGGATCGTAGACCCAGAACCAAAATTAAACGATGGAGACAACGAAGAAGTCATTAAACTCAAACCAGGAGAAACAATCATGGGAGAACTCATAGATGTCATGGAGAGCAAAAAATGGGAGGGACTGCACATCTACAAAATAGAACGAGATAACGAAAAAACCGCTGTCATACTCGGGACAACAATGTTAAACAGATTACTGAAAAACAAGAAGATTGGTGACTTCATAAAAATAGAACGATGCGAAGATCAACCAACAACCAAAGGATCACCCCTGCAAGTATACAAGACATATAGTTTGGAGAGTTAAAAAAAATATTTTTTACCTCTGGATGGGATTGCACAATGAATGAAAAAAACAATAATGATGAATTAAAAACACCAAAACACGATGAAATGTGTCTATGGGTAAATAAAAATATACGAAAAATATTCGGGGAAATTTACGGAGAAAAATATGAACCATTTCAAAATCTGACATTATCTTGGGAAGAACCATTATACAATGGAACTTATTTGGCAGGTGTTGTTGATTTTAAATATCACGTTGAAGGATATAGTGATTCAAGCGGTTTTTCAACTCACGGTTATATAGAAGTAAAACCTAAAATTCTTTCTGTCGGGGAGGTAATGCGACAATTAAAAATATATAAATCGCATAAAATAAAATGCGAAGGAAATTGTAATAGTTGTTTTCCAGGTACATGGATAGAACCTGAAATTATTCTCATAACAGGAACACCTGATTTTAAAGAACTTTTTGAATCACAAGGAATCATTTATTTTTTTGTTACCGACCAAATGCTTTGCACCCAAGGGGCAGACGAATGGATGTAATATTTTCAGATTGCATTTATTATTCAGAAACAATCCTCGAACAACCAGTTTGCCTCCTTGGATATAATTTAGACAAAAAAATGCGATGCACAACAGATGGAACAATATGCGGGGATTATAATTTATAGGAGAAACAATGAATACAATCGAGGAATATGTATGGTTCTATTACAATAAAGGATTCAGCATATTACCTGCGAAATCAACAGACCCCCCAAGCGTAGATAATAAAAAACCGAATCTATCAACCTGGGAAAAATACATCACACAAAAACCAACCAAAGAAGAAATACAAAAATGGCTTGATAAAGGATTATTCAAAAACATCGCTCTTGTATGCGGACATGTATCAGGAGACATCGTTGCGATAGATATTGATGACCCTAAAATCGTTCCTGATCTAGAACTTAATCTTGATAAACTCATAGAAGAACATGGTATATGGGTACAAGCAACAGGAAAAGAAGGACGATACCATCTTATCTGTAAAAATGACAAAGACCCAGGAGATACACAAAAAGATGCATTAGTACACCTCGAATACAGGGCAAACGGGGTATACATCATTATTTGCCCTAGCGTACATCCCACAGGGAAACTCTACCATTTTTTAAACTATGAAAAACCCGAGGAATTACCAGAATTAAAACCCTGGGACGTGAAAATTGTTTTCAACGATATGATAAAACGATTATATAAAAAACGAGGAATAAACCAAAAACAAAAAACAACAGAAATAAAAGAAACAGACCCAACATGCCTACAAAACGTATACAAAGGAGGACTCACAGAAGGACAAAGAAATGATACCGCTTTCTCCCTAGCAAATTGGTACAAAACAGTACGAAAAAACAATCCAACAGAAATCCGGATAATGATGCATAACTGGAACAAAAGAAATAAACCACCTCTTGAGGTAAAAGAACTCAACAACATCATAACATCTGCATTGAAATCAGAAAAAACAACAGGATGCAACCGATGGAAACAACTCGGATTCTGCACGATAGAAAACCCATCTGCATGCCGATTCATAAAACCATCAAAAAACGAAAAAACATTAATAGAAGAAACAACAAAAATAATCATTGAAGATACTCTTTATGAACAGGTTTATGATCCTATCACATTTGAGACAAGTTTTGTTTATCTCGACGAAGGAACAATCCATTATATAACAGAAATAGAACACAACGGTATAAAATTCATACCAATAAACGACAGAAAAGCAATCGAAATGGGAGCGATATTCTTCCCAGACAAACCACTTGAATATGGAACATTACAAGACCTCATAAATGAAATAAACCAATTCATTTTCAAATACATGGACATCTCTGACCTTTTCAGGATGTTCAGCACATGGTATATTATTTTTTCTTGGGTAACTGATGAAATTAACACCGTGCCATATCTAAGAGTAGTCTCCGATTTTGGGACAGGAAAATCAAGATTCCTCCAAACAGTAGGAAAACTCTGTTATAAACCCATGATACTTGCCGGAGCGACAACCGTCGCTAGCATGTTCCGAAGTATAGAACGATGGAAAGGAACACTCATCCTGGAAGAATATACACCGAAAGAATCAGGGGAAGAAGAAGATGAGACAAAAATATTAAACTGTGGTTTTGAGAGAGGCATACCAGTCACACGATGCAATAAAGACAAAGGAACACTAGAATATTTTGATTGTTTCGGACCCAAAATAATCAGTAGCAGACATGAGTTCAAAGATCAAGCACTCAATAGCAGATGTCTCACAGAGATATTAAAAGAAACCAATAGAACAGATATACCCATACTTCTTCCCCTGGATTTTTATAAAAACCAACAGGATATAAGAAACAAACTATTAATGTTCAGATTACAACACTGGAAAGATGTTGACCCAGAAAAAATACAAAACATAAAATTTCCAGATATATCAAAACGATTGAAACAAGCGTTTAGTTCATTCGTTGCTTTATTTGCCCATGATGAAGTCGCACTCTCATTATTTATGGATTATGTTAAATTATACAACCAGAAAATGATAGATGAACAATCACAAAGTTTTGATGGATTGATAATAAACGCTTATTTTGAATTAAAAAAAGATGGTTGCACCTTTGTGACATCTCAATTGCTTTCAGAACAAATGATGACAAAAGGAATTAAAGACAAAGAAGGCAACCCGATAGCAACCCGATCCATAGGAAGGCACCTAAAGACATTAGGACTTGAGACAAAACCCAAAAAAATAGATGATAAAACCTATCGAGTATTAATAGAAGACCAAAATCTTCTTGAAGCATTAAAAAAGAAATATGTTTTTAATGAAATAGTTGAAGGTGAAGATGCACAGAAAAAAATTATCTAAAAAAGTTACATTATACCAAAATGTATGTAATATATTAACATGGGTTACGTTTAACGTTAGTTACATTATATATGAAGATTGCCGTTTTTTATATATATATGGAGAAGATGCTTTTTCTGGTCAGTCTGAAAATTTATCCAACGTAACTTTTAGGTGCCTTTCCCATAATAACGTAACTAACGTAACATGTAACTTTGAGGCGATGGTTCAATGAGAGTTGATTATTCCTCTATTCAATCAATGGTTAAACGCGGTGAAACCCTGTTTCCTATGGCGTGTTTTGGCGCGGTTAAGCGTGATTGGGATGGTATCGGGGAGTATCTTATGACGCTAAAGGAGTGGGATCAGCAATGAGGCGTTGTCGTGTGTACGTCGCAGGTCCATATAGTGCAGACAATGTCTTGGATGTATTGAGACATATTGGAACAGGGTTACGTGTCTGCGAAGAATTATTCCGGCGTGGGTTCGCACCATTTTGCCCTTGGGCTGACCATCAGTATGAATTTTATCATAATCATACTAAGGAGGATTATTATGAATCGTCTATTGCATGGTTAGACGCGGCTGATGTAATTTATGTTCATGCCTTACGTCCTGGAAGTGTTGGAACTGCAAAGGAGATTGAGTTAGCAAAAGAACTGCATATTCCTGTTTTTTTTGATATTGCTTCTTTAGAAATATGGAAGTTAAAGGAGTGGGATGGAAAATGAAAATAATAATAGATGAACCTCGCAGTGAGGAAATAAAAATAGTATTGAAACTGCCGACGAACACACCATTGAAATACAGACATATCGCTAAAAAAATCGATTCAGATATCACAATGAGTGAATCTGATACTTTGGATATAACCTATTGTTTTCGTATTGATTATTTTGGGAAAACCGCAGAACGTTTTCAGAATATCTTATTGCTCGCTGAGAAAGGGTATCTTGTTTCTGCTGATCTGAATGTTTTGGATCATAAAATTTGTCTTATTCAGGAGATCATCAGGAAAATCGATGGGATGAATAAAGATGGAAGTAACTAAGAAACGTATTGATATCAAGCGAGGTGTCGCGCTTTGGGATTTGCACTATCCTGATGTCGACTGGAAGAGTTTTAAGATCGCCTGTGATTTCACGGTTGATTTCAAACCAGATTTCTTCATCCTTGGCGGTGACCAACTCGACCTGAATTGTATCAGTTATTATAACCATGATAAACCGTTATTGGTAGAAGGGCAACGACTAAAGAAGGAGTATAAAGGGTTCCAGGAGCGGGTTCTCAATACATTCAATAAGATATTGGGTGAGGATTGTAAACGGTACTGGTTTATCGGCAACCATGAATACCGTGCACAGAGAGTATGCGAGTCAGATCCCCAATGGCAGGGGATGATAGAACCTGAGAACCATCTGGACCTCAGCAAATATACCACTATTGATTTCAATGAGGTTCTCACACTCGGTCATATGAATTTTATTCATGGGATTTATTATAATAAATATAGTGCATTCAAGCATCTTTCAGAGTATGAGGGTAACATTTTCTACGGTCATACGCATAGTAGTCAGGTTCATACGAAGACATCGCAGGTGAAACATCTGCCGAAACAAGGTGTGAACATTGGTTGTTTGTGTAATAAGAATCCTTTTTATAAGCGGAACCGTCCGAATGATTGGATTCATCAGTTCATGTTTTTTTATCTTATGGGTGATGGTAGTTTTCATTATTATGTTCCTACTATTATTCAGGGTCATTGTGTGATTAATGATAGGGTGTATCGAGTATGAGCATAGCGAATATTGAGAAGGCGATGTTGCCTCCGACTGATTTGGGTGTGATTAGGTTGAGTATTAGACCGTTTTCGAGGGATATACATGTCAGCATCTGAAACTGAGGAAATAAAAACAATGAAACGAGTTATTATTACTATTGAGATATCAACTCTGACTGCTGAAGAAAAAGCAGTAGATGAGATATTTGCTTCTCTTAATGTTGATTTTCCTAACCATAATGCTACTTTTTTAGATATCACTATGGCTTTATTTGAGTTGGAGAAGGCTAAAGAACATTTGTTGAAAGCAGGGAGTGTTATGGAAACAAAGGTGTTTAGATGATTCCTTTACAATCCTTGATGTTTTGTAGAAACCGAAAGGAAACATTTAAAGGATTCAACACATTTAAATTACAAGGAGTAAAGGAGAAGAAAGAATGAAAAAAAAAACAAGAGAAAAGATAGTATGGGTTGGCGTATATATTTTCGGTGGTTTCATTGCGTTAGCAATGCTTACAAACGTACGAGATAAGGTTTATGGAACGAACACTGCTTTCTGGTTTAATGTTGCTGGTTGGTGTCTTGTTCCAATGTTTTTTGTTTTTTGTGTATTTTCTTTGCGTAAGATTACAGGTAAATCATATAAAGAATTATTGGAGAAATAGATGAAAAAACCTTTCGATACTGAATCATCAGAGGGAAAACCATGAAAGATGATGATATTGTAAACATCGTTGGTTGTCTTGTATTCGATAGTGAATGGCATTTCATAGGGACGGTTGATACAAACAAATTATCTTTCATAAATAAATTATCATTGGAGAAGTGAATAAAAATGGGTGATGTAAGATATATGGAAACAGAAACCGCACTTGATGAGTTCGTGATGAAGATGCGGAATGTTCTCGATGAGAACGAAGAAAGAAAAGGCAATAGTTGGGCATATTGTGACCTGCAATTTCTTTTAGATAAACTTGATGAGGAAATCAAAGAGTTTAAAGACGAACCCAAGCCTCTTGCGAAGGCTGAGGAACTTGCTGATGTTGCGAATATCTGTATGATGCTTTATCATCGGTATGTTGATATTTGGGCTGAAAAAGCATCTAAAATCTTGTCATCATAAATTACAAGGAGAGAAACGATGAAAATACTTCATGTGAGAATAACTGATTGGGATTTAGAAATGATAACAAATGGTGGTCAGATAGACCGTATTATTGATAATGTTTTTTTGAAGGTCTACCGTAGCAATCATAAAGAAAAATTAAAACATTCTGTTGAGGAATAGTATGAAGAAAGATGATGAAAAGTTGTTTTGGGTGTGGCATCAGGATAAAATATCGTTGGAGAAGGGATTTAAACGTGATTCTCCAAGTCAACCTGAATATAACGGTCAGTTATGGTGGTTTCCATCATTAGGTTGGACATTGTGGAAAGAAACGCATTGTTTTGATTCAAAAAGAGAAGCGGTTGATTATGCTCAAAAGGACGTTATGAAACGTATTACAGTATTGCAGAAGTTGTTGATTATTCTTGAAAACCATTCTCTTGAGGGATAAGATGAAACCACCAGTGAAATTTATTTGGAGAGGCATCCATCATTCTTATCTCGGTGTATGGTTCATCGGTTTCGGCGTATTCTTTCTCCATATGAATGTGAACAATAGTCTCAACCTTGCTAACTATATCTATGAATCCTTTATCATTATTGGTGTATACTTGGTTGCTGATGACCTTTTAGAGCATCTATGGACTGAAGACACACCAATGAGACGATTATGGAACTGGATGTTTTCTCATAAGAGTTGGTGGTAGAGATGGAAAAAAATCGTTTATGCCAGGGTGGTTGTGGTAAATTTGTTTATGGTAAACAATGCGCGGAGTGTAATAGAAAAGGGAGGAAACATAACCTCTCAAGTCTTTATAACAGGAGAAATAAAAAAAGGTGAATAAGAACAAAATGACGATATTAATAATAGCAAGCCATCCAGATGATGAAGTTCTTGGTGCTGGAGCTACAATCGCAAAACTAACTAAAAAGGGTGATGATGTTTATCTATTGATCCTCGGTGAGGGTGTCACAAGCCGTGAGGGATGGACACAGCAGGAACTTGACAGCCTGCATGAATGCATCGATAAGGCGAATAGCAAGATAGGGATATCAGAGGATCACATCATTGTTGAATCGTTCCCTGATAACAGGTTTGATACCGTGGCGTTATTGGATATCGTGAAAGCAGTCTCAAAAGTAAAGGATGTCGTCAAGCCTGATGTCATGTATACTCATAGCCCATATTGTCTGAACATCGACCATCAGCGTACCTATGAGGCGGTGGTGACAGCAACCCGACCTATGACCGATGAGACGGTGAAGCAGATATTCAGTTTTGAGATACCATCTAGTACAGAATGGCGTTTTCATCCCAGCAGGTTCACCCCTAATGTTTTTGTGGATGTGAAAGAAACCATCAGGTTGAAACTCGATGCATTGAATGAATACAAATCTGAGATGCGGGAGTATCCTCATCCAAGGTCTTTGTATGGTGTGTATGAGAATGCTCAACAGTGGGGGAAGAAAGTTGGTGTCCCATTTGCAGAGGTATTTGAATGTGTACGAATGGTAAGGTAAAACTATTTTTTCCATATTATTCTTGGAAGATACCAAAAGAAACACATGAGAGATATGAATGCATCGCATTCCATATGACTGATCTCCCGTTTGGTCGCGGTGGTTCTCCATTGCAGAACCTTATCCTCCGAGGATTCACAGAGACAGTCATCACAGCTTTCCGAGTCACAGATGAATGGGATGCTGGTCCAATCTATCTGAAGCGTCCCTTGAGCCTGGATGGGACTGCGCAGGAGATATTTGACAGGGCGAGCAAAATCATTTATAATGACATGATTCCATTTATTCTGATGAACGATATTATCCCTACTCCACAGGAGGGTGAAGTGGTATTGTTCCATAGGATTAAGAGGAGTGAGTTTCCTGAGCCTGCGAGGATGTGGCAGGCATGGGGTTATAAATAATGATATATATTTTGAAAAAACTGGGGATGATATAAGATGGGTTGGTGCAACTATATAATGATAGATGCTTGGGAAATGAGAATAGAGTTAAGTAGAAACATACAGGAAAACGATGTAGAAGAAATACAAGAACAACTCATGAAGATACAAACCATATGTAAAGATTTATCTGAAGACGCGTTTGAGGAGAAACAGAAGGATTTAACCATCAAACAATTCGCTGATTATCTAAGTCTCGCACATTCAGCGTATTTGTTGAATGTCTACGGGGATTGTTATCTGAAGGATTACATGTTTCTTTTATGGCTGCAGGAACGTAATATAAAATACAGGGTTATCAGTGAGTTTGACTTGGATAAGGATAGGGGGAAAAACTATATTTCAATTACTTAGGCATCTTTTCTCTTATTTAAATGTTACCTATATAATGGAGATGAAAAAGATATGTTAGGACAAAAGAAATATAGAATCTATAGGCAAGGGGATATACTTTTGGTTGGTATAAAAAATATACCCACTGATGCACAGAAAAAAAACAATATCATAGCATATGGGGAGAAAACGGGGCATATCCATGATTTTAAGGATTTGGAGAACGTCCAGGTTTTCCAGAAAGATGGGCGACAATATACTCATGTTGACATCGATGAGACGCTTCTGACACATAATGAACATGAGGCGGTAAGAGTCCCGCAGGGTGATTACATGGTGATACGTCAGAACGAGTATGATTATTTTGCTGAACGGGAAAAGAAAGAAAGACGGATGAGGCAAGTAAGTGATTAGAGTATGACCGACGATGGTTATCTTGATTGGAATATATATGGGAAGAAAAAAATGGAGGAACGACCTAGTGGTTTGATTCCTTTTTATTCAATCGGCGATATCAATCCTGCTATGTTCCAATCATATGCTACAGTTTATATGCCTCGCATTATTCGTGAGTTTGATGTCAAATTTAAGGAAGATGAATTTCATAGGACTGTGATATCAGTTAAAGGTGTTAATTTCAGTTTTGATGAGTTTGATAAATATTTCAATAAACATGATTTCAAAGTAGAGGATGTTTTCAGTCTTTATAACACTGAACAGCGACGTGTTCTTATTGAAGGTCTTGGGTGGGATAACCTTATTGATAAACTTAAACCACGAGTCATTGATACTCAGTTTGATGTTAGTAAAATAGATGGGAAGCCGATATGTAATCAACTCCTGGAGTTCGATATCAACATTAATGGCGAAACAGAGGCGGTGCGTTATGTGAAGGTGGAGGATCATACAACCCATAAAATCACTTGTTTGGGTGTACCACGAATAAAGGATACCGATACTTGTCTTAAAGCGGTTGCTTTTACGTTTGGTCTTAAACCTAATGATTATAAACCTCTATGGGAATCTTAACTATATAAAAAGGAGATAAAAAAGAAATGAAGAAAGTAAGTTGTGATAAATGCGGGAAGTCAATACCTGAAAACGAAGAATGGAACATATGGATTTATTCAATAACAGGCAAACAAATGCATTCAGAATCAAAAGATTACTGCACTGGATGTATTGATAAGATTAAGAAAGCGATTGAATCAGTGAGGTAATTATGAAAAAATATTGCCATATCCAGACTTATTTAAATGTTACCTATATAAAAGAAAATAGGAATAATTAAAAAAGGAGAAAGGGATATGAAGAAACAAAAGAATTATCTCGATAGATTAGAAGAAATAAATAAAGACTATGGTAAACGGACTGTTTTTGAATCTATTGATAAACCTATACGAAATCTTGTTTATCATATGAATCGCATAGGATTGAAGACACGTTTTTCATGCTGTGGTTTCCCTTATTTAAACGAGGAAGAACCAAAGTCACATTATAAGGGTGCTTATGTCATGTTTTATACGCCAAACCCTGAGCAATACCAGATATTTTTTGATTTCATGAATACGGCTCGTATGCTTGGTTGGACTACTTTTTTACTTAATCCAAATGAATGGAGTATACGGAAAAGGCGTGATTTACCAGAAGATTATTATAAACCAGATGAAATTGAATACGCAATACATGATTATGAAGGTATAGCAATTGCTATACAATCATTAGAATTTTATATTAAAAAACTTCCAACAGCAAATAAAGACTTTAGTATTATTGATGGTAATAAAGAAGTTAAAGAATTTTCTGAATATTGGCAAATCGAACCAAAACAAGATAAAAAATTTCATGTGGAATAAACAATAAATCTGGTTTTCACTAGAACAGGGGATGGTGATGCACAACTATGCCTTACAAAGATAAAGAGAAACAGAAACGATATCTGAAACAGTATCATAAGATACACCGGAAAATCTATCATGAGAAACTCGGGACGACAGACTTTGAGCCAATGATGAACCGTAAATCAGATGGTGAACCTGACTGGAAAAAAGAACTACAGGATATCATGGATGAATTTAAACTACTACGTTTAAAAAGAAAACTTTAAATAGTTATTAATTAAGGTTTTACCCTTATTTTGGTAATACAGTTAAATACAAGGTGCGCCGAAGCTAGAGGCGGGATTCGTGCATTATCAGGGAGGGGGATGGCACATTGACTTTAAACGATACTATGAGTGATGATAAAGAGGATTACATAGAGGAACACCCAACATCTATCAACAAGAGACTTAACCGCTTATCTGTCAAGAAGATAAAATCATTAGGTAAACATTGGGAAGAGATGTATGGGGAGCCGTAACCATGCCTGCACTAAAGTTATTTGATATTATCGCGGATACTCACATATCCGGTTTCATTTGATCGCACGCATGGCGGTACATCCCCACATTCTCATTCATGTACACCACGGTAAACAATATTTCAGTTAAAACAAGAATCCTTTAAATACTATTCTTATCTAAACGGAAACTAGAAGTTGAAACACATATAAAAGAATCAATTAAAACTTACCATGTGCTTTAAAACAAAAATGTTACTAACACCACCAAAAAACCTGGTGGACATCACAGGAGTCGACATCCAAAGACTACTTGTAACAGCATTTTCCAAGGCGAACATCTTCATAAGCGACAGCACCTACAAGACAACCAGTATAGATGAATTAATGCGATTCCTTAAAGATGATAAGACCAACGAGTACAGATATGTATCTGATTATTACGACTGTGATGACTTCAGTTATCGTCTCATGGGCAGCATCCATTGTGTCGACTGGGGTGCGTTGCCCTTTGGTATAGTCTGGCTTAGTAAACCCTCCGGTAATCATGCGATGAACATCTTCATCGATAACGAACATAATATATTTTTAATAGAACCACAAAACGATACTTTTTTTATTTGTCCATCAGACTGGGTTCCATATCTCATAATAATATGAAACTAATAGACCGTATCCTAAAAAAAAGACTACCAAGCCCCTGTGACTCATGTTTCTACCAATGGTACTTCAACAATGGGAGAATAAGCCAAGATGAGGAAAAGAAGCAACCCACCCAAACCCCGATCTGAAACAGTAGCAGGACGCGACAACCGACATATCCGTGCTAAGATAAACGAGGCGCGGAAAGAACAATATATCTTGGATAGGCAACGGGAGCATCTCAATGAGTGACACTAAACTCACGCCGGAGATAACAGAAATCATCTGCCAATATATCGAAAAAGGAAACAGTATAGAAACAGCAGCCCAGGCAGTAGGAATATGCCGTAAAACATTTTATAACTGGTTAGACCGAGGGGAAAAAGAAGAACCAGAATTTATACAATTTACACATAACATAAAAAAGGCTCGTGCAAAATCAGAGATGCGTCATGTTGAGGTCATAGAAGATGCAATGGATAAAAGCTGGCAGGCTGCAGCATGGTGGCTGGAACGAAGAAACAGGGACAAATGGGGACAACACACTGAACAGAAAATAGAACACACAGGTAAGATAGACTCGAACATAACTTATGAATATAAGGTAATAGAAAATGCAGTTACCAGCCCCTCGCCCGTTACTCCCAAAACAACAGGAAGTAATGGAAGCGACGAAACAATATAGATACGTCCTGTATAGTGGCGCATATCGAGCTGGTAAGACTCTCTTACTCGCTCATGTCGTCATCCTTAACTGTCTGAAATACCCAGAGAGCGTCTGGGCAGTCGTATCAGAGACATACCCACGACTGCGGGATAGTGTCATCAAGACCTTCATGGAAGAAATACAATTGTTTGAACAACTGCATAAAGAACATAACCAGGATTCATTCATTAAGAATATTAACACGACATATCATGAGATAATGTTTCAGAATGGCTCTGAGATATTATTCCGCAGTTGTGACAAGGACCGTAATTTCGCATCTATGAATCTCTCTGGTTTCGCTATAGACGAGCCAGTGGATGTATCTGAATCTGTGTTTCTCATGCTTCAATCACGACTCTCAAATAAGAGTACAAAACATCACCTCGGTATATTGGCGACAAACCCGGGTGGTTTTGACTCATGGGTGTATAAGTATTTCTTTGAGCGTAAACTACCAGGGTATTACACGGTTGAGACAAGCACATATGATAACGTACTGTTACCACAGCAAGAACAATATATAACTGACTGTGAGAACAGTTTTGATGCTGATTATGCACGTCGTTATCTGCAGGGTTGTTGGGGGAGTTTCGAGGGATTGATCTATAAAGACTTCAGCAAGGAAAAGCATGTTGGTGACTATAGACAGTCACCTTTATCAAGTCATATCGCTGGCTATGATGACGGATACCGAAACCCAGCTTGTCTATTAATTGGCGGTGTTGACTCAGATAACAGACTCTATGTGTTACATGAGTTCTATAAATCAGATTTCACCACCGATGAAATCTCAAATACCATTAAACCACTCTACACGCAATACGACCTCAGAAAAATATTCTGCGACCCCAGCGGTCTGAACGCGATAGAAACATTTAAACGCAACGGGATGCGAGCCATCGATGCAGACAACAAGAAACAAGGACAACTCGGAGGCATCAGCAAACTAAAATCTTTATTCAAACAAGACATGATATATATCGATTCATCCTGCGTTAATCTAATCAAACAACTGCAATCCTATCGTTATGAGAAAGACAAAGCAAGTGGGAACTACACTGAAGAGCCAGTCAAGAAAGACGACCATGCAGTAGACGCACTCAGGTACATGGTATCCGAGTACGACCCGTTTAAAAGATTCACACTAGGTGTCGCCTTTGATTGGACCTAACGAGATGAACGAATTATTAAACAAGATGACCGATGTGAAAGAATATAACATGTTCAGGTTCATGAACAGCATCTTCGGGCATTACACGATGACGATGGGACACGGCATCGAAGTACAAAACAAAATATTAAACTAAAAAAGGAGAAATGTAAGGGGATGGGATTATTTGATTTCGTACGGGACTTCCAGGTCTACCGTAAAACCAAGAACGAGCCAGAATCCAAGGTCAAAACACCAGGGCCAGCATGGAAAGGCATAGAGATACAACAAGCTGACTCTGGTGACCTCACTAAAAGCGACCTTGGTGAAACCTTCGCGAAAGAGGCGTTCATACAGAAAGGATGCTGGAAAAAAAACAAAGACCTCATCGGCAGCGGCTGGCATATCGTACATAAAGACCCAGAGAAAGAACCAGATGAGATCGACATCAAGATCATAGAGGATTTCAACCAAAAGACAAACATCAAGGATAAACTCATTCTCTCAGGCGTCAGCGCAGACGTATACGGCGACGGATTCATAGAGAAAATATACTCAGAGTCAAAAGACAGCACATGTGAAGATAATGTGCAGAACGACCAAGGAGAATCCATCTATCCACTGGTTGACCTGAAGATTCTTGACGGGGAGTTCATCTCTAATTTTGAGAAAAAAAAGTATTCAAGGAATGAACAAAAATATTACATATTGAAAACAAAAGGAGACACCCTGTATTTTCATCCATCCCGTCTTATCCATGTTGCTGAACGGCGTTACCCTGGCAAGATATTCGGGATCAGCAGACTCTACATAGGACGCAATATTATTAATAGTAAGATTATCGCTGACCGTGATTTCGGGACGTTCATCGAATGGGCAGGCAGCGGCGTGTTTGATAACACGGTTACTGGAGCAAACGAGAACATCATCAAAGAACTTGCACTCAGATACAAGAGTCGCAAGAAGATATTTATGCATGATGAGAACGAGACATGGCAGGTCTTGAATCCGACTATCTTCAACCCTGAGCCTTTTGCACAGTTTTTCTACATCAACATCGCAGCGTTGTTCGACATGCCTTGGTACGTCCTTGCGGGAGTATCACCAGGTCAACTCACTGGTTCTGAGATAGGCATGGCTGATTATACCAAAACACTTAGTAATCTACGGGAGACAGTTTATTCTTATTATTTGACGACGATTTATACTGAGCTGTTACGTGGGCAAGGTCGCAGTTTCGATGAATACCAGGTCGAGTGGAACCCTGATTATGTGGATGAAACAAGTGAAGCAACCATCCTCAAACTACGATCTGATGCAGCAGCAGTTCTCTACAACATCAACAGCATCGATGAGGAAGAAGTACGACTTATCGCTCAGAACGGCATCGTAGACAAAGACGGCAACAGTGTCCTTAAAAAAGAACTACCGACCATCGACAACCAGCCGTCTATAGTGATACAGCCAGGGTCAATACCAGAAGAACCGATAGTACCACCCCCTAAGAAAGAAGAGGGTTGGATGACCGCAGATGAGAAACTGCAATATGAGAAAGAGAAACTCATTGGTGAAATCGAACTTATCAAGCAGGATGAGAGGCTGAAAAATGCGTCCAAAAACAAGAACAAAAAAAATTAATGCAATCTGGTCGATACAAGGTTCTTGGGTTGTATCAAAAACAGATGATTCAATATCATATTCTTGTAACAATGAATGGATAAAACATGGTTAGAAACAGCCTACGACTCCCTAAGACACGTTTCCGTGATGCGACCCATACTACCATGTTGCAGAACACATATTATAAACGGCTTGTAGGATTGTTTGATAAGTTCCAGGAGAAAATACAGCCGCATATGGTTAATATATTAGACAATAGTGAAGGATTAGGTTTTGTTCAATCCTTTAATGGTAAGATAACCACTGTCGCCAACAGCACCATCATAGTAGGCTCTCCTGAGATAGTTTATGATAATATCAGACAGGCTTATATTAAAGGGAAGAAAGCAGCATCAGAGAACCCACGATTGCGGATGAACAGCATCATCATACCCTACCAGCTCAATAGGTTAGATCAACGGGTAGTGGAGGATTTAAAAACACGTAATCTCGGGGAAGTAACTAAACTCACAGATGATATGAGGGCAGCGATGCTTAGGACACTCACAGATGGAGTCCGGTTGCAACAAAGCACAGAAGACATCGTACGGGTTATTAACCAACAAATACCAGATATAACACGTCCAAGGGCTAAAACAATAGCACGGACAGAGATAAGCTATAGTTACAACAGTGCGGTCAGTAGGAGTTATCAGAGTATCGGCATCGATAAATGGCAATGGCTTAGTGCAATGGGTGACACTGTCTGCCCTGAATGCGCGAGTCTGCATGGTCAAGTATTTGATTTCAGCGACCCGGAACCCCCGTTGCATCCGAATTGTTTCTGCACGATTTATCCCGTGGTGGATAAGGAGTTCAAACCATGAAAACAACAATAACTTTCTGTGATTTTTTCTTTATGATTCAACCTGATGATATCCCCGATATCCCGAATCGTCCTTGGGAACCACCGGATGATGATGAGGATAAAAAATGAATCTGCATGTCGAGATGCAAGGTATTTCCAATTTGCAACAGGAACTAAGTGGAATCGTAACAACAAACAAGATAGAACATGTCCTAGAGTTGGGTGCGGTCATCATCGAGGCAGAAGCGAAACGATACTGTCCCATCAAGACGGGTAGACTACAATTAAGTATCACACATCATAAACAAGGACCACTTACACAGGAGATAGTCGCAAGTGCACCCTACGCTGATGCGGTAGAGTACGGCACATATAAAATGATATCTGGAACTCCTGAGAACCCACTTATCTATACATCATCATCAGGTAAATACCCTAGTTATAGACCATTTCTACGTAGTGCAGCATACGATAACTTCGACCGCGTCATTACTTTATTTGAAAAAGAGATGAACCAATGAACGATGAGATAATCTCTGATTGTGGAAAAAACTTCATCTGCCATTGTGGTGCACATATGATGAAGATAATGGATACTTTCCTTTGTCCCTGTTGCGAACAGTCTCAGATAGAAGACCTGAACTGGTGCAAACAACATATAGAAATGAGGATAAAAGAGGGAAAAAAACCATGAAAACCTATTTATGTGGACGACCAAACGCATGTTGCCCAACTGTCGAACTACTCCCCGATGGAACAGTCGAGATAGAGGATGACGATGGTGACACCGTGCATATGACAAAGGCACAATATGAGATATTACGCACAACAAAAGTAGATGGACTGTAACCTTATGGCAGACGAAACACCAAATGAAATAAAACCAATCGTAGAGGCTCTTGATGCGAACCAGGCACAGATAATGGAGATGCACAAAGAACAGAACAACCTCTATGGAACAATCAGGGTGCAGGAAGAACAGACCAAACAACAGATAAACAGCATCAAAGAACTCATCCATAAAATGAAAAAAGGTCAAAGGGGGGAGAAAGGCGGAGTCAAGGTTAGAAACATTAGCGTCCCCTGGGGGATGGGTCAAGTAAGGAATCTCTCCGATGCTGATTACGATGAATATATCCAGACCTACCTGAAACAACTAGAAATCGAGGAGAATAAACTCAAGGCTCTTGTAGGGCAACGACAGCATCGTGGTGATGAGGTAGGAGAAAACAGGTTGAAGATACTCCGGATGTTCTGGTACATGCTCGTGAAACAACATGGTTTCAAAGATGATGAACTCTACGAGCACTGCAGAAACTATATGGATGCGACCATAAAACCATCATCTTTTCTGAGAACAGAGAAAGATGTTAATGATACCATAAAGAAAGCACAGGAAATAAAAACATGAGCGACATCTTCAGTGTCGATAGTGCGAAATGGAAAGTACGCATAGCGATGCATTTCCTGGAAAAAGAACTAACAAAGATAGCAGAAGAACACGGCATGTACATCCCAAAGGGTAAAAGCGTCATGGATATGGTGCATGACGACCTGCGCACATGCCCTAACAGGGGTGTAAAGAAGATATATAAAAAGATTATAGAGGCAGGCTCTCATATGAAGGAACATTATCAGACTGCAACGATAATCGACCTTGTGCCGTTTGCTCTCTGGGTGTCATATCATGATACCGCGTATCGTGACCCGATGTTCTGGGTGATGAACGATATAATCAATGACCCTGAATTTAAGAATGATATCAAGGAATATGTGAAACCACCCTCTGAGTGGTACTGTCCGACATGGCATGATGTTAAAAAGAACAGTAAAGAACTTCAAGCATCTGGTGAACTCACGAAATTCCAGCTTAGTCCAGATGAGATGATATTTGTCCCAGAACAGACCGAAGCTATGAAAAGCGAACTATTAAAGTTACAGAGGGAGATGCAGAAACAACTCAGATTAAAAGATAGGAGTGAATTATAATTTATTTATCTATAGTCTCATTATAAGAGACTTTTATAAAAAAAAAGATATTTTAAAAGGGAGGAAAGAGGATTACTATGCCAGAGAAAAAACCTGGTGAATCAAAAGATGATTACATCAGCAGATGCATTGCCTACTGCATAAAAAACGAGGGACTTACCCAAGAACAGGCAGCAGGTAAATGTTACGGAATGTGGAAAGAACAACATAATCAACATGATTATCAGGCGTTAAGGTCACCAAGACCAGTGAAAGGAGAATCCATCGATAAGTTCATGGAACGATGTAAACCACTGGTCGGAGGACTTGGTTATTCTCCACAGATGCAGGATTACTGTTGTCTCGTAAGTTGGGATTGCTGGATGAATGATGAGGAGCCTCCGTTGTTACCACCTGGGGATCAAGGAGGGGACGGGCAGGTACGCGATGGTAAACCAGAATATCCTTGGCCTAAGATACCACTTGGACCGACATCGGATGAAGGACGCATAAGCCAGAGTGATGACCGTAGAATACGACAACTCTACATGTTTGACATGGACTGCGACCATGCCATCGCATTCATCGATGATAAAACAATAGAACTTAAAGATAAGGATACCGATCCTAATAAATTCAATGCCGTCGCGATAAAAGGCGATTGTTTCTATAAAGGAAAGTTCCTGAGCTTCGCAGAGATAGAAAAAGCACATAAGACGATGGACGGGGCGTACCATGACATCAACCACTGGGGAACGTCATACCCTATAGATGGACATCCGAACATAGAGTACATCATAGGATACCAGAAGAATACGGTGATAGACCCGATTCATAAGACAATGAAGACAGACATTATCGTGAACCCAGACGCGCCACATTATAAGGCATGGAAGAACTTCGTCGACATCAACAAACAGACAGGACGCAGACCAAACGTGTCTGTGAGCTTCTGGGCTGACAACAAGACCATCAAAGCACGTGACCTTCCCATGGGCACAAACTACAACATGGAAGGCTATAAAGAAGATAGCGATGTGCCCGTACTCACAAACCTTAGTTTCCAGGCACTTAGCACCGTGTTCAAGGGTGCATGTGACGATAAACAAGGCTGCGGAATAGGATTAAATGATACAATTGTATCAAAAAACAATGATAGAGAAAAACTTGAACTAATGATTGAGATTGAAAAAAACAAGATAGGAGGAAAATAACAATGGATAAAACAATTGAGGAGCTGAAAGCTGAACTCGAGGCGTATCAAAAACGCAGCATCGAGAAAGCTATTTCAGAAGAGAAAGAGAAAGAGGCGATACGGTTAACGGCGGAGAAAGCCAAGGAGAAAGAGGCACTTGAGTTGGAGTTCATGAAGAAACACAACATCGGCGCACAATCCAAGGCGAACACCGACGGATCGCAACAGGCGACAAACCTCACTGGAGACAGCCGAGGATGGAACGATTTCGCTGACCATTTCACCAAACGGGCGCAAGCACAGGGACTTGACATCAAAGGACGGAACTATGAAGAGATACTTCAAAACATACAGAACAAACGGAGGCTGTAAACCATGAGTTTCGACGAAATGAGAAGTAAAGAGGAATACTTTGGTGGCGCGACAGCGATACCAGCTATCCCACGGGATAATTTTGCTAACATGATACTTGAGGCAGCGGTCTGCCATTCACAACTTGAGGGCGTAGTCCCAATGATGAGTTTTGATGTGAACGCTGGACAAGGCGGTGTCGTACAAGTACCGATGATTGCTGCACGAACTGCACAAGGACCATTCACCACAGATTGTCATTGTCTGTTGGCTGCATCATCTGTCATCACTAAAGCGACAGTAACCATCCGTGCATGGGGTGACTATGAGCTCATGTGTGAATTTCCATTATGGAAAGCAACCACAGGAGTCAAAGAATCCATCATCAATGAGATGGGAAAAGGTATTGCTAATAAACTTGACCAATGGGTATGGTTCAGCCTTTGTACAGCAGGTGCACGGTTCGTAGGACGACGTTTAGCAACAGCAGTCGCATGTACTAGTACAGCGACGTTCACAAGCGCATGTTGCAACTACAGGTATGACATCTACAACAGCATCGTCAGTCTGAAGGCTCAGATGGAGGGTGCTTGTTTAGAACCCGATTACCTTATCCTTAACCCGACTGTGGGCGCATGGTTCAAGAAAGCATGGGCGTTAGCAGTCCCTGAGCTTGTTACTATCGGCGCAGACGGTAAACTACAGAACGTAGCAGGTCTGAAGGTCATTGAGACTGGCGTCGGTACTGCATGTAATGGTACTGCTGGTTCGACCATGGCGATCATCATCGACAGCAAACGTGCTCTTGCGGAGGCATGGGGTAAACGTCCGACCTGGGAGGAAGTACGTGACCCGCATTGTGATGATTACCAAGAGGTCGTATGGCTCTACTGGGGTATCAACCGGATTGACGCAAACGCTATCTCTCACATCGTGAACCCGTAGGTAAGAATCGTTCTTACCTCTTCTTTTTCTTTTTTTTTCTTATGCGGACTTTCCGTAACAAAAAAACAAGACAAATACAATATGTTAGCGAGGGTGCTGTATCGACTTTGAAGGCACTTGAGTTTAATGATGATTATGAGGAGTTTTTTATATTATGAATAATTTATTTATATTGCTATTAATTCTTCTTATCGCAGGGGTTGTCTCTGCATTGATAATATTGTATCGTGAGAAATGGTTTAAGAACAATAAACAGAAGATTACCGCAGTTGTCCTCGCAAGCATCCTTTTGGGGTCTGGTGCGGTTATCATCATGAACGAACCACCTGCATCATCTGTAGTGAATAACGCTGGTACTGGTGTTCATGCCCCGTATGCTTCTGGCACTATCTGGTGGGGTTCTTGTTTAAAGGCGACAGCAGCAGATGATGTGTTCGCTGTATGTAATCATACAGCCTCAACAACTTCCATGTATCTTCGTACATACAACTATAATTTTGCTGCCACTATTGCTGCAACAGATACGATTACTGGTATAAGGGTTGCCATCAATAGAAAAGCAAATGCTAATTTTGCTATAATAGATGCGGTGGTAAAATTATGCAATGGAGCAAACACTACTGTTGGAAATAATTATGCAGATTTAGTAACAACTTGGACGACAACAGAAACCGCAATAAAATACGGTGGTAGCAATTGTACTGATTTATGGGGTGCTGGTCTTACTACTGCTGACATACGTGATTCTGATTTTGGTGTGTATCTTGCAACAAGTTGTGGTTCAACTGGTAGAATCGCTTCTGTCGATAATATCAGTATCACAGTGTATTATACTACTATATGGTCGAACACAATTCCCACATTTAGTAACCCTAGTCCTGCAAGTAGTGCTACTGGTCGTATCCCTCTTTGTGCGACTAACATCACTGTCTCCGATGCTAACACAAATCAGACAATAACAGTGAACTTCTGGAACAACAAGACAGGTACTTGGGTGAATTGTCATACAGCGAACACATCAACTGGTTCAGCATCATATGTTTTTAAGGATATTAGTGCAGCATATGCAACAAACTATAATGCGAAGTACTGGTGGAAGGTGACTGCGAACGATGGATTAGCGAACACAAGCGTTATCTATAATTTCTCGACACTTGTTGATACAACACCACCGTTTGTTAGAATCAATTATGCTGGAAATCTGAGCGATGAAGGAGGACCATATTACAGACCAC